ACGACTAGCACAAGCTGCTCAGCGTGCCCTCGACCGCTTGAGCTCTGCCTACGGTGGACAGCCTGGTCTTTTAAAAGACGCAGCGCTAAACTTGCAAGTTACTGGAGAGTGCTACCTAGTTCAGGTCCCAGAACGACTAGGATCGGGCTACCCCGAGACCTGGGACATCAGATCAACCGATGAGCTACAAGTTGATTCTAGGGGTAATTACATTCTTAATCCTCGCAGTGACCCAGCTGGCACCGGTGGTGTTGGAAAGGGTACTGGTGATATCATTCATCTACCAAAAACTTCATATGTTGGTCGCATTTGGCGAGCTCACCCTCGCTATAGTCAGGAATCTGACTCTTCCCTAAGAGGTCTATTGGACCTTTGCGCTGAATTGCTACTACTGAATAGGACATTCCGTGCGACTGCAAGATCTCGCCTTAACGCTGGTGCTCTCTACCTACCTGACGGCCTATCGGTGGCTTCGACTCCGGACCCAGACTACCCGTACGACGAAGACGGTAATTACAACGAGCAATATAATCCCGAAGAGGCCGCAGACGACTTCGAAGATCAGCTAATCGATGCAATGACCACCCCGATTAAGGACGAAGATTCTGCATCTGCAGTTGTGCCCTTAATTATCCGTGGTCCAGCAGAGCTTGGCGACAAGATCAAGCAGTTTAAGTTCGAACGTTCCTTCGACCCAGCTCTTGGAGAGCGCTCCGACCGTGTACTAGAGCGTATCATGCAGGGCCTAGACGTCCCCAAAGACATCGTAACGGGACTTGCCAACGTTAAGTACTCTAACGCGCTGCAGATAGACGAGAGCCTCTACAAGGCTCACATTGAGCCTCTGATGCTTCTGATAGTTGACGCCTTGACAGTCATGTATTTACGTCCATACCTAATTGCCAACGGTTACTCTGAGGCAGAAGTTAAAGATGTCTGCATTTGGTATGATCCTAGCCTAGTGTCTACCAGAAACGACCGCGCTACAGACGCGGACTCTGGATTTGACAAGATGGCAGTATCATTTGACACCTGGCGTCGCGCACATGGATTCTCCGCGGCAGACGCACCGGATGCTAAAGAGCTTGCACTTCGTTTAGTGATGCAAAAAGGCATGGTAACACCTGAACTTACCGAGGCGATGCTACAGTCGGTGGCTCCAGAGATGATGGGTGCACTCAGGCAGCAGACTATGGAAAATAATGGTGCTGCTATTCCCCCAGAGATTGATGATCTTTTGACCCCAGCGGGTACTGGTGCTCCGTCAACTACAGAAGATGTTGCTGAAGAATCAACGCAAGAAGAAACAACACCGCCACCACTAGCAGAGCCAGAGGCTTAACATGCATATTGATCAAAAACCAGAACTAGTTGCAAGATTGGCAAAATTACTGGCTAATACAGTCACGGCTAAATTTATTCTCCACGGCTATCACTGGAACGTCTTAGGCCCAGACTTTGGTGAGTATCATAAATTCTTTAAGACTCTATATAAGGATGTAGACGGCTCAATAGACGAGTTGGGCGAAAATATTCTTAAAGCTGGATTCCCTGCGCCATATCTTCTAAGTGACTATATAGAGATGTCCTCTATCAAAGAAGAGCGCTTAGATGGAACTTCTCCCGTTTTCTTGCTTCAGTCTGCTAAAAGAGTTAATGATGAATTAGTTCACTCTCTATTCGACGCATTTAAGATGGCAGAAGAGTGCAATGAGCAAGGACTAATGGATTTTCTTGCAGGCCGTATTGATACACATAAAACATTCAACTGGCAGATCAATGCATTCCTAGGAGTTCGCTAAATGTCTGAGTACTTTGATAAAGTTTTAAACGCCTCTGGAGAGTACGCTTCACCAGAACAGATTCTCGATAACGATAAGAAGGAAGCTCCCGAAGGTTATCACTATATGCCAGACGGAGAGTTAATGAAAGATTCAGCGCACGAAGCAGCGGCTCTAGAAAAAGACTCTGACGATCCTTGCTGGAAGGGATATGTCCAAGTAGGTACAAAAAAGAAGAACGGCAAAAAAGTACCAAACTGCGTCCCTTCTGCGGCATCCATAGATGAGATAGTTGCAAGTGTTAATAGTGAGTTTGGGCACTCCAGGCGAGTTCGCAAAGAAGATGCCTATCAAGTTGCTAGAAAAGCCTGCGACAAATATAGCTACCTCGGAGACACCGAAGAACTTGAGTTAGCGATTCTGTGGGAAGTATTCACATACGTAGAATATGCAACCGAAGGCGTTTCTGAGGATCTTGAAGATTTATCAGAGTATTCTATTCTTCTACCAGCCGGACATCCGGGAAGAGACTCTTCAATTGCAGACTCCCTTGAGTGGGTCTATGGTGCCCCTGACTTGGATGACTTTGCCAAAGAAGCACTTCTTTCTGCTTTTGATATAGGCTCCGGCGGCATAGAGGTATTGCATGCGACCACTAGGCTGAATGTCCTAATTTCCAGTGGTGCGCTCAGTCCAGTTACTGTTTATCACGTGGAAACCTTAAAAAATAAAAAGAATCAAGTCAGTTAGGTTTTATTAGGGTAAAATTTAGAATAGCTTTCTATCTATATAAAGGATTAAATTTATGTCCGACTCCCTTAAGTCAATAATTGCAGTGGGTGGAAACTCTAGTGCTTCAAAAAGCCTGAGGGCTAGGAAGCAACCTCGTGATAAAAAAGGTCGTTGGGTAACAACAGGCGCAGCCATGTTTGCAAGCGTCTCGCTCTCTAATGGCAAAATATTAAAAGTAAAAGGTAGGGCCGTTGGAGGCACTGCAACCAAAAAGGGTGAAAAAAATGATATTCGCATGCTCGTTGACAAGGGCTACGGAGCTTCGGGAATTCCAGAAAATACGGTACTTGAAGTAGACTCTAAAAATGGTGAGCTAGAGTCCAAGATTCAGATAAATCGCGACTTCTTGAAGAAGAAGGGTATTGACCCCGATCTGCAGCATGACCTTCCTAAGTCAATAGCTGATATGCCTCAGAAGCTAGAGAACATGAACGCTCAGCCGGGCGATGAGCTAGATATTGAACTTGCCACCAATGGACTGACTGATGAGGAAGATAAAGAATTCCGCGCAGAGCGCGACAAGGAGCCTCTAGCAAAACTTCCACCAGCACTTGCAGAGCAAGCTGTTGAAGGCGAAGACGTTAACAAACTTCTAGACGAAGCGGGCAAGGCAGACTCTCCTTTTATTGATCTCATACCAAAGTCTGCACTCGAGGTCATAAAGCTACGTGACGCGGGTCTTATAGACTCTACAGGAGGCATTCAACCTGGTGCCAGGTTTGTACCAGGAACACGGATGTATGGCGGGACGTGGGACACTAATGACTATTGGTATAACCCAGATGGAAGTGTTGTTAGGATTCGCAATGAGAAGGTAGGTAGCAAATCTACACTTCCTACCGGGGTGCTTGATCCTGATATGTTACGCGACATGTGGACCCCAGCTGACGTAAAAAACCGAAACCCCGCTAAAGTCGCAGACAATGCAATTGCAAATATTATGGCTGAAGTCAGTCTGCATGGAGATACCGAGGTAAAATTCGAGGCTCTGGACGAGCTGTTTAGTGAAAAAAGCAGCCTCAAGCCAACGGCTCCTATGAATCTAAATGTTGGAGACGTAGTTCGCTCGAAGGCAGGTAAAGATTCCGTCATTGTTGACTTGAAATTGGATCCCAGCAGTGGCGGTAGATCATTCATGAAACTACAGAATGAGGATGGCACCGTAGCAGAGGTTCCTATAGATCTGACCAGGAAACTTAACGTTGTGCAAGGCAGAAAAGCTACTATCGCTCAGCCTACCGAGCCTACTGAGCCAACTGCGAAAGCGAAACCAGCTAAGCCAGCTAAGCCCGCTCCAAAACCGGTAGATAAGACCACAGAGCTACCTACTACTAAAGAAGAGCCACCTCTACTTCCGCCAACTAGTACTACAGAAGGCCCGCCTGAAGATAAGATCGATGATGGCGGCGACATCGTTCACAGCCCCCTAACTGATGAAGAGCGCACCGAGGCAGTTAGAAAAAAGATACCTGCCTTCATAACTAAAATGGGACGCATACTAGAATACTTTGACAATAACGGAAAGAGGAAGCAAGCTTCCGACCCGTTTGAGCTACTGAACTCGCTAGCCGAAGCGTATCCAAACGCTAAATTTACTCCCGAGGGCGACGCGCTAATTCTCGATCGCAGAATAGACAGCGACGGCAGAATTTTTGAGCTTAAAGCATCTAACACTGGATCTAAAGCCTTAGTTTACTCCATGAATTGGACTGATCCCGAGACTGGCGAAGTTGAAACTCTAATTCACTACGACAAGCGTCACTCTATAACATCAGTCTTTAGGAAAGACAACTCCTCGGATGGTCTGATGGCTAAACTACTCAGCGTTGAGCCATTGAAGCAGGGAAATGCTTCACCTATTCCTGGTTTCGGCGAGGCCTCTCTCAGAGAGCGTGCTGAGTGGTACAAGATGAAGCAGAAAATGTTTACCCCAGAAGGTCTTGCAACTTTCTATGGCAATGGCCGTCCAAAGATTTTCCACAAAGACAAGGGCACATTCAAGCACCGAGACGTACTTAGTATTTGGGAAGCTTACCCTGAGTACAAGGAC